CCAATGAAAGCTGAGACGTTGCGTTTCTTAGTGATGGCCGCCATATATAGCCTTGCGCTGTTCGGGGCTGCGCTCCTTGTTGGGTGCTCAGTTCCGGCGCGCTACATCGCTGAATGCACGTTCGTTCAACCAGAGAATTGTAATTGAGATGGCTACGAAGCCGACAGGACGACCAGTTGGAAGGCCAACAAAATATTCTGAGGAACTTGCTAATACTATCTACGAAAGAATGATAGGCGGCGAGCACATTGTTCAAATTTGTAATGATGAAACAATGCCCGGAAGAACAACAGTATATCGTTGGATGGATGATTATCCAGAATTTGGAACACGCATCACGCGAGCGAGAGAAGGACTTGCAGATCATGTTGCGTGGAAGATCCTCGACATGGCAGAAAAATCGACCAATGAAACGGCCAACGCAGACCGCGTAAAGCTTGCGGCTTGGCAGTGGCACGCGGCGCGTCTTGCTCCAAAAAAATATAGCGAAAAGCAGATGGTCGAACATACTGGCGCCGACGGCGGCGCGATTAAAACCGAATCAGTTGTTGCGTTTGATGCGTCAACTCTTGAACCAGAAGACCGCGACGTGATTAAGCAGGCACTCTTGCTGGCATTGGAAAAGAAATGAATGTTGAGCCAACGTCACATGACATGCAGCCAACAATTGATGCCATTCAAAATATATTAAACACATTGCAGGGATTGAACGACGCGCACGAGGCGTTGATGGTGTTGTCGTCTTGCACGGCGTTCTTGCTGTGCAATGCAATCAGTTCAGCTAAAGACGCAGACGAATCATACAAAATATTTTGCAATGTAACTGGACAAGCAATCGACGCAGCCGAATCAATGGGCGCCACAATATGGACGCGGGGAACGGTTCATTGATATGGGTAAAATCGTCGACATGTTCGGCAAGCGTTTCGACGCCGAGCAAGCACTACTAAACATCAGCTATCTTGAGTGCCGCGACAGTTTAGCCGAGTTCATTAGACAGGCGTGGCACGTCATTGAACCAGGCAGCGACTACACCCACAACTGGCACATAGACTTCATCGCTGAACACCTGCAAGCAATAACCGACGGCGTAGAGCTCGACGACGGATCTCCATACAATCGTCTCATGGTGGCGGTGCCGCCTGGTTGTATGAAGTCTCTACTCATGAACGTCTTCTGGCCGGCGTGGGAAGTCGGGCCGATGAAAATGACGCACATGCGCTACATCTGCGTCTCGCACTCACAAGACCTAGCAATACGCGACGGACTCAAAATGCGCCGCCTCGTAGAGAGCGAGTGGTATCAACAGCGATTTCCGTGGGTGAAGATCGCTAAAGATCAAAACCAAAAACAGAAGTTCGAGTTCGAGGGCGGCGGATTCAGGCAGTGCTGCGCGGCAAACTCAATCACCGGCGCCCGTGCAGATAGAATCATCGTCGACGACATGATGTCGGTCGCAGACGCCGCCTCAGTTCAGATCAAGCAGGCGACAAACCAGCAGTTTTTTGAGGCGATCCCAACTCGTCTCGTTAATCCTAAGAAGTCGTCCATTGTTATCATCCAACAGCGCCTGGCGGACGACGACATTATTGGCTCGGTGTTGGAGCGTAAACTACCATACGACTTTATCTGTCTGCCAATGCGCTATGACCCCTCACGCTCTGAGCCGACGCTACTGGGACTTGAAGACCCGCGCAGTGAAGAAGGAGAGCTGCTATTCCCGGATAGATTTCCAGAAGAGGTCGTTGAGCGCGACGAAGAAATTATGGGCAAGTGGGCCGCCGCGGCACAGTTCCAACAGATGCCGATCCCTCGCGGCGGCGGCGTCATACAGGCCGATTGGTGGCAGCGCAGTTGGGAGTCGCCAACCTATCCCCAGTTTGATTACATCGTGGCGGCAGTCGACGGAGCCTTCACAACTAAATCAGAGAACGACCCAAGCGCCATGACGGTGTGGGGCGTGTGGGCCGGCGGCGACCAAACTGCGATACCAACCAGAACGATCACATCAGAGGGCGTCATTGAGTGGGATAAAAAGCGCCTATACAACATGGGCAAAAATAGCGTCATGCTCATCTACGCCTGGGCGGAGCGCCTGGAGTTCTATGAGCTCGTCGAGCGCATCAGCGAGACAATGTCCGACTACCGCGTCGACAGATTGATTATCGAGAACAAGGCCAACGGCCCCAACATCGCGCAAGAAATGCAGCGCCTATACAGCCACGAAGACTGGGGCGTTCAGTTGATAGACCCAAAGGGCGTCGACAAATTGTCTCGCCTCTACGCAGTCCAGCACATATTTACTGACGGGATTGTTTACGCCCCAAATACGAGCTGGGCTGACATGGTTATTAATGAAGTCGCGGTGTTCCCAAAGGGCCGCCACGACGACTTGACCGATACGGTTTCGATGGCCTTGACCTATCTCCGCAAGGCTGGCTTACTCACCCGGCAGATAGAGCACGTCTCGCAGATTGAGCGTGACATGGAGCACTCCGGCGCCCCGCCAGAGCCTCTGTATCCAGTATAATAAGGAAAATAAAATGATTTATTGCAGCGCAGTGGTCGACGTTATTGACGCCCCTCCCGCGCACGGTCAGGGCTTGGGTAAGTTCCGCGTGGAAGTGTGGGGCCGCCAGCCACATGATTATGTCCGCATATATGAAATCTCCGCAAAAGATGATAATCTCGCGGCTAGAGAAGGTCTTGACCGTTTTGTTGATGAGATATCAAAGCTTTTAGAGAGCAAGGAATAACTTATGCCTATTGTGCCAGGCCTCGTCCATAACCTCCGTCAAGTCGCAGCCGGATTGGCGCCAATGGACCAAAACGACGAAGACGTCAGTGTCGAAGTCGTTGAAGGCGCAGACAATAACGTGCGTGACGACAATAATGCCATCCTAAAGATCGAACACGACGACGGATCAATCACAGTGTCTCTCGACGGAAAGTCTCTCGTCGACGAGCCAAGCAGAAATCCCCTCGGCTTTTTTGACAACCTCGTCGACGACATCGACGACATGGAGCTCAGTAGAATAACCGAAGACCTACTCACTGGCGTGCGTGACGACATTCAAAGCCGCACAGACTGGATTGAGGACAGGGCGCAGGGCATCAAGTTGCTGGGGCTGAAAGTAGAGATACCTGGTCTTCAAGGCGCCAGTGACGGTGCGCCAGTTGACGGCATGTCCAAGGTGAGACACCCGCTCTTGCTTGAGGCGGTTCTTCGCTTTCAGGCTAATGCAAGGTCTGAGCTTCTACCCACTGACGGCCCCGTAAAGGTGCGCAATGATAATTACATGGCCACCGTCCAAGAAGACAACATCGCAGACGCCCTCGAAAAAGACCTCAATCACTACCTCACCGCTGTCGCTAAAGAGTATTATCCTGATACAGACAGAATGTTGTTCATGCTTGGGTTTGGCGGGACCTCATTTAAAAAAGTCTATTTCTGTCCGCTCAGGGGGCGCCCTGTCTCGGAGTCAGTGGACGCGGACGACCTCATTGTTAACAATGCTGCTACGACACTGCAGGACGCCAAGCGCGTAACGCACCGCGTCATGATGCGGCCGTCTACGGTTAAGCGTTTACAGATCCTTGGCGTCTATCGTGACATCCCGCTGGCGACGCCTGGCTTTGAAGACCCCGACGCGGCGCAACGCGCAAAGTATGAACAGCAAGGCATTCAGATATCGACGCTTGATCCTGAAGACCGTGACAGAGAAATTTATGAAGTCTATTGCGAGTTAGACATTCGTGGCTTTGAGCATAAATATAAGGGCCGCGAGACTGGATTAGAAATTCCCTATCGCGTCACAATTGATGTATCATCGCGTGAGATACTGTCCATTGTTCGTAACTATAATGAACCAACGGGCGAAGAGGGCGATGAACTTCCAGAAGCTAGACAGACTTTTGTCAAATATACGTTTGTTCCTGGAATGGGCTTCTACGATCTTGGCCTACTCCATATACTCGGCAACACTACTAATGCTGTAACTGCCGCATGGCGAGAAATGTTAGACGCGGGAATGTATGCAAACTTCCCCGGCTTCCTAATGGCCGACACCGGCGCACGCCAAAACACGAACATATTTCGCGTGCCGCCTGGTGGCGGGGCGTTAGTGAAGACGGGCGGATTGCCGCTGAATCAAGCGATCATGCCCCTGCCATACAAGGAACCGGGGCAGGCGCTCATGAACCTTGTCACCAGCATGGTGGAGACGGGGCAGCGCGTCGGCATGACGGCGGAGCTTCAAGTTGGAGAGGGCCGTCAGGACGCACCAGTTGGGACGACGCTGGCGCTTATCGATCAGGCGACGAAGTTGATGAACTCCGTCCACAAGCGCCTACATTCGGCGCAGGCCGAGGAGTTCAAGTTATTAGTCGAGTGTTTTCGAGAACACCCGGACAGTTTTACGAAGAAATTGAAAGTGACGTCTGCCCAATGGAATGAGCAGATTTTCCTTGCAGCAATTAATGATCACGAGCTCGTCCCGCAGGCCGACCCAAACACGGCGAGCCAGATGCAGCGCCTCATGAAAGTTGTGGCGCTTAAGCAATTACAGGCGCAGAACCCGTCAATGTATGACGCGCTGGCGATTGATACGGCGGCGCTAAAGGCCATTGGCTGGAGCAACCCTGAGCAGTTCCTTGCGTCGAATGCTGGTCAGCCGACGGTGCCGCCAGAGGCACAGGCCAGAATGGCAGAGATACAAATACAAAAGCAAAAAGCTGACGCCGACACGATGTTGGCGCAGGCTAAGGTTGCTGAGACGCAACACAAGATCCAAGGAGGCGACGGACAGCAGGGCGCGCCACTTGATCAGAATAAATTGATTGACCTTGAGCTGAAGCAGCAAGACATGCGGCAAAAGCAAATGGACGCTCAGATTAAGCAAATGGACATTGAAGCCAAAATGCGTGAGGCGCTGATCGGCGCTCAGACTGAGCGGGACGCGACTGAGGCGCGTATGCATGAGGCCCTTTTAAAAAACCAAGACGACCGTTTTGAGGCTGCCAATAGACAGCGCGACAGGGAGAGCTCGGAGAGGTTGGCGGCTGTAAAGCTTGCGGCTGACATTGCCAAGAACCCTAATACACTCCAGGTGATTGATAAGTTTTTAACCCCTGAGATGTTGCAGCGTTTGGAATCAAATGAGCCGCCCATAGAGAATGAGTGATGAGCAAGAAGACAATCAAGGGCCTCGACTATCCACTAAAGCCGTCAAGGAAACTTGAGGCGGCTCTCAGGCCTGGCAATGGCACGGGCAATGTCGCCGTGATGTCTCCAAAAGAATTTCTTGAGCACGCCAACCGAATACCAAAAACTAAAGAGGATCGCCTACTAATTGACGCCTTTAAGGGGAAGATCAAAAAGGGTGAAAAGTTTAAAGCTTTAAAGCTTCTTGGGAATAATCAGGCTGACGGGCGCCACAGGGCTACTGCGGCTGAAGAACTTGGCATTAAGGAAGTGCCAGTCATTGACTACAGGGAGAGTGGCTTGAAAAAGATGAAAGGCATTCACGCTGTGTCAAAGAATGGCTCAGGCGTTGGCAGGGTTGAAAATGAATTGCGCAAGGAGCGCGCCTATGGCGGTCCAGTTAAATTGCCGCTTGAAAGTGACGACCCCAACGAGGCATTCCGTCGACTGATTAGTTGGAGCTTTGCCGTCGCGCCGTTGCTTGGGCGGGCGGGCAAGGCATGGGGCGGCGAGGTCGAGGGCGACGTCCAATTTGCGCCTGAAGAGACGCCAGTAGAGCTACCGACGTTTGCGCGTCAGAACCCTAATGAGTCCATCCGACAAGCGTTAGAGACTGCCAAGAGCCTTCCTGAAAAAAAGTTTGAAGATAGTGGGTCAATGATGGTTGGCCGCTACGGTGAAAATGTTCCTCAAAAAACGGCACATGATTTTGTTCAACAGCAACTAAGAACGGGAGAATCTCAGCTTCCCCAATACGATCCAGAGGCTGGCAAAGAAACAGCATTAAATGCGCTAGAGGCCGCTAAATTAGTTGGTTACGCCACACCTCTAGCCCCATACATTGCTGCGGAAGATTTTGCTCAATCTATGCTAACGGGTGAGCCAACTAGTGCTGCTATTGCGTCTGCTTTTTTACCAGGTGGCAAGGCTGCAAAACTGGCAGGAGCCGCACTTGCTAGCCAGGCAAATCCAGAAAAAGCGCAAGCAGGTTCTATTAATGAAGCTATTAATATTGCTAAAAGAATTATTTCTCAAGCAGGTGAGCATGGAGACTTTGTCCCTGCAAAAGCCAAACAAAGAGACCCAAGGCTATGGCACGACATATCAAAGACTGTTTTATCTCGCCCGTTAGGAGAAATGTCGGCAGAACATGAAATTATCGGAGGATTGCCAGAAAGAAAAATAATTCGACCTGAAGAATTAGCAGGAACAGCTTTAATACCGGCCCTTGGGGACAGAACTGCTGGTGGCGGGCTTTTAACTCGCATTAACGAACAAAAGTTAGATGAACCCACTATCATGCAAGCTGGCCATAGTTTTATGTTTAGAGATGCCGCAACTGGTCCTGATAAAGCTGTATGGGCTTCTGATCCTAATATAATAAAAATGCTATCAAACAAAGCAAAGGCCGCGGTAGAGGCCGGTTACGACCCTCATTTAATTTATACTGCAATGGGATCTCGCTCTGGTGACTATTCACACCACATGACTGATACGCTTTTAAATATGTTTAAAAATGCCAAAGTTTCTAAAAAAGATATTGCAGAATTTGATCGCCAAATGCGTGAAAGCACAAAAAATAAATGGAAGGGATATAAATATTTCCCAGGAATGGAAAGCCCAGATTTAATCAAATATCTTTATGAGACGGGGCCAGCTAAGGCAAGAACAAAACTTGCTGAATTAATGGGGCAAGGACAATTTCAAAAAGCTGGTTTCCCTGACGTAGGAGCAGCAAGATTTGGTATTACTGATCCAGAATTATTGCACGCTCTTGATTTAAGTGCAGGTAGATCAATTTCCAGATTAGACCCATCTGGAAAAATAATAACTGATCCAAAGGTTCCTCATAAAACATACAAACATCAAATTTCTGCTCATCCAGAAGGAGGATATGTTGGCGGATTTGAATATGATGTTCCGTTTGAAGTAATGAATAAAGAATTTATTGATAAATTATTAGCAGAAGACGCCGCTAAATATTCCAACCCATCTCAGCTTGCATATACATATCGTATGAACGCACCGACTGTTTACGCTACGCCAAAATGGGTTGATAGGGTTAGCAAGTATCTTGAGAACAAAAGAAAGGGGCTTATTCCTTAATCCCTAGTCCTAGGGTTACAAGCCTAAATATATCATCCATTATTTCTTCTATTTCTTTTGGCGGGCTAGTCCAATCATTGGCCGCTGCCGCGCAATTGTAAATACCAAGAACATTTTCCAATATTTCTTCTCTGAGTTCTTTTGGGTCGTATTCCATTTCAATCTCCATATCGACACTATTAATATTGTCCACGCTAGTATATTATCTGATCTTCCGCAAGTATTTCGCGGATCGGGGGACGCCCCGTTTAATCCGGCCGGAGAGAAATAATGTATGAACTAGCCAAAAAATCACGCGAAAAGATGAAGGCAAAGGCCAAGTCTCTCGCCAA